CCAATGGCTCATAGCCTTCAATTTCCCTGACTTCATTTACTGTCAGGAAGCCAGCACTAATAGCTGACTGGTAACTTGCGTAACGTGCTGTTGTGTCTGCACGTAGCAAAGCTTCAATGTTGAACTTCGCTGTCTGGCTACCCGGCAGCAAACTGGATAGCGCGTCCTCAATCTCAATCAGGTACTGCATGAGAGAGAACTCAATGAACTGCTTACGTTCGTCAGACATGTTTGCATAGGTCATGCTGTTGCCTTCAACGGTGGCAAGCATCATGCGTAGGGGAATACCGAACAAGCGAGCAATGCCCGTTACGTTGAAGTTCTGGTTCTCAATGAACTGTGCGTCAGAAGGATTCAAGTAGACAGGTGTGTAGGTTGCTGCGTTGTCCAGAACAGCAACACCATTCTTCATACCCGCAGTTGCATTCCAAGCATCCTTGATTCCCTTGGCATCCTCAGGTACAAGAGGTTCCTTGACGGAGAGGTAGCCATTAGGAACACCACTTGTCTCAAACCAGTTGGTTGCATAGTCGCGTGTATCGATGGTTCCACGTAGCTCAGACTGAGCAGCTTGGATTGGACCAAGACCCTTTACGTTGCCGGGAACACGAAGAAGCTTAAGGTGCTTGATTTCAGAAGGGCTGTAGCTCTTTCCCATGTAGTTGTATGAGATGGCCTTACCAGCAAGGTTGACATCAATGCTTACGTCTAGAGGATTGAAGCACTCTAGGTTTGTTACACGACTTTGGTTGTCACGGGTGATGAGCCAGTAAGCGTTGCCGTTCAATGCCAATGACACTACGGTCTGCTCAATGAAAGCGGAACGAGTGTCATTAATATCAGGACGCTTGATGAAGTAAGGAGCATCTACCTGCTTGCCTGCGCGGTACACATCGATACCTAGCTGCTTGGCAGCAATTGAGTAGACAGAGACAGCCCTATAGACAGCAGAAAGCCCTAGAGCATCCCCTGTGGAAACGGAGCGAGGTGAAATGCTCCTTGAAGGGATGTCTAGGGCTGTTGAGGGGTCACTAAGAGGGGTTACCTCTGAACGTACTTCCATAACTGTAGGTTCACCGTAAAAGAACCTGTTCCATAGATTAGCCATTGATTACATTATATCGGTAGGCTTCTATTTAGTGAATCGTAGTCTTCTGTTCCTTGACTGTCTCAACTGCATACACGGAAAGCATTGTTGCCATGACTGAATCGATTACTACTCCACTGTCTGCCCTGCTGATTCTGTAGTTATCTCCTACGTTCTTGCGTACCGTTCTAGGAATCTGCATGGTGAGCAATGGGTCATTACCATGACGTAGCTTCTTCTGTTGCAACTTGGCATACAGCACTGAGCTACCGTTGATTACATCACCTTGACCCATGAGCTTTACTTGCATACCCCTGCGCTTTAGCTCTTCACTCAATGGCTTGAGCCTGTAGCTGTCCATTACGAAGACGCTGGCGTGCTTGTGGAGCAACCTACATACTTTCGCTAGAAGCTCGTCTGAGGGGTTAGGGATACTAGCTACTACCTCTGTGTAAATGAGACCGTCAGATTTAATGGCTCTTGCGATTGTGGCGAAGCGTCTGTCTGGGTCAACGTCAATTGCCATGACTGACTTACCTTCTGGGTATGCTTCATCGATGCCCCTCGAATTACGCATCCACATCTCACCAGTGATGAAGCTAGCTTGTGCAGCAACAAACCTGTTGAGTCGATAGCGCAAAGCATCTTGCTCTGGCATTGACCTTACGTCTTGGATTACGTTTGCAATTGATACACGTCCAGCAGCCATAGCAGGATTAGCTGCACACAAGAACTCAGCTAGCTCTTCATCTGTCTCTGGCACTCTTGCCTCTGGTGACTCCCAGCAGAAGAACCCAAAGCCTTCTACCTCTCCTGTCATGGCCTTGTTGCCAAGGTCGTAGAGATGCTTGAGAAGCTCGCTAGTCTCGTCTCCTGCTGTGGTGATACCAACAACAATGCAGTCATCGCGTCCACCTGTACCGTTGACAAGAGCTGTCCATAGCTCCATCTTCAAAAGGTGAACTTCGTCAATGATGCCTAGGTCAATAGGTAGACCTTGAAGTGCTGCACCCTTTGCAGCCTTCATCTCATACCTACCGCCTTGCTTTGTACGCAAGCCTCTTGTATCTGTAAGAGCCTCAAAGCGCTTGACCAATGCAGGGTTAAGGTCTACTGCTGTCTTGGTGCGCTGGTAAACAATACGTGCTTGCTCAGCACTGCTAGCAATACCAATGACTAGAGCGTAAGGGTTGCTCAATAGTCTCCACAGTCCAAGAGCAGCAGCAATCTCTGTCTTGCCGTTCTGTCTTCCCATGCTGATTACAACTTGACGGTAGCGAAGCTTGCCGTCTGATAGTTCAGTGATGCGTCTGAGGATGTCTACTTGCCAAGCATCAAGCTCAAAGCCAAATGCGTTGAGCCAGATGAACTGCATTGCTGGAAGGTGCTTGTCTACAGCAGCTTTGAAGTCTTCCTCTAGTGGTTCAGTGCGAATCATTACACGTCAAGCAACCCCTCTAGCTCATCCTTGCTACCGCTTGAACTAGGGGCACGCTTGAGAAGCGAACGGTAAGCCAAACCGAACGCGCTAATAATTGGACCTTGAATACCGTTGTTGTCTAGCTCCTCAGCCATCAAATAGAGGCTTGTAAGAGCAGGCCCATCTTCTACACTCAACCACTTGCAAGAGTCCTCAAACTCCTGCACCGTGGCTACAAAACTTCTAGCCATAATTAGTTGTCCTTTCAAACATTTTCAGCCGATTGCATCAAAATACAATCTGGGGGCGGGGTGTCCGTACACCCATCAGAAAACTCACTGTCTTTAAATGTAAGCGTCTTGGAGTCTTCATCCCATATGTACAGTTGTGACGTACCCATGCCTACGTTATAGATAAAGCCAATGGTCATTGCTTGTACCATCCATTAGCCTTACGATTGGCAAAGCTACATGCTCTACATAGAACACCCTTCTTGCTCTTGACTACACCACACTCAAGGCATGTGTGTACCTTGCGTGTAGACACACTCTTCTGCCATGTGTGTTGCTTACGTCTTACCTTGCGTGGTCTATCCAATGGCTTAGGTTCTACCCATGTCACTGTTACAGGGAAGATATGTGTAGGTGTGTATGTACGTGGTTGTCCCAAACGATAGTTGAGAATCTTGGTCTTAGCTTCTTCTAGACCATCACCTTTGCGTCCCATCGTTGAGTACCCTGTTTCCTTCCTTGTGTGCGTGTGACTGTGCTTCCTTGACTCTTGCCAAGGCTTGCTCTAGACGCTCTAGTGCCTTTACGTCTTCATATAGCGCATATGTGCTCTCTGCATAGCTCATAGCCGTACCCCTGCCAATAGCAATGGGTGTAGCCATAGAGTGCGTTCGTACATCTTGTCTTGCTTCATACCGTTGCATTTCACACAAGCTGCTAGAAGGTTGGACATCTCGTCCTTACCTCCTGCTGCCTTGGGCACGATATGGTCAGCAGTCGCGTCAGCACCTTCAAGGTGCTTGCCACAATAGGCACACACCCAACCATCTCTGTTCAGGCAGGCAAGACGCAGTGCGTCCCATACCTTTCCTGTGCTACTTAGCTTTGACATATTGCTATTATGACAGGAGGGTTAGGTTTGGTGAATCAAGCTTCTAGCTATGCTGGCTTCATCACTATCTTTACCTAGGAAGCTCTAGCAGGTTCTAGGGGTACATCTGACTACCCCCGACACACACAAGCGCTTACAGATAACTTGCTGTGCCTGCGGCAATGCTCCTGCGGAGCATGATTCTTGGTCTATTCATCCATGAAGACTCTCTCAAAACACATGTGTTATACTTGGGGGGTAAGGGGGGTTCCAAGTACAAGAGGTTGGTTGAGCATGTGTCTAACAAACAAGAACAACAACATCCCTTGGATAGAAGATAGATAGAACGTTATGACTCGAACGAAGAGAGAGTCATTGTGAGCTTCGAAGAAGCGAACACTACTTTACAAGTAGTTAACATAAACGATGGTATGATTGACTTAACGAGAGGAAATCATGAATCAGCAGGAGTTTGAAGTATCAATCAAGGATTACCTTGGCATTGAAGGCAAGGTAGCTAGCAAGGTTCCATACCGTCTAGGTTCTGGAGAGTCAACTGATATCAACCAAGACACGGTAGACCTAGTCTTCATGCTTAAGGAACAGGGCATGATGCAGAAGGACATTGCAGAAGAGATGTGGGTTAGCTCTGCAACAGTTTCAAAGATTGTCAACGAGAGGTGTTCAGCATGAACGAAGAACTAGAGCAGATGTTGGCTCGTATTGATGCCAAGTTCGAAAGGCTAGACGCAAGACTTGCCAAGCTAGAAGGCAAGGTACAGGGATTTGACCTAATCCTTGCAGTAGAGAGGTACCTAGCATGAAGATGTTTAAGACAGCGCTTGTCTCTGAGTATTGGAAGTTCAAGAAGGTTCCATGGCAGGTTGTACAAGGCTCTCACCGTGCCCCCGTAAATACGGTAACCATGGAGATTGAGTCTGGACCTTCCAATGACAGGA